CGTCTTCAGCACCAGCTGCTGGATGATCAGCCGCGCCGTGTCCTCCAGCAGGGCCGCAGCGAACTCCCGGAAGTTGGCCTTGCCGGTGGTGGCCAAGCTGACCATGGCATCCTCAATGCCCTTGAATCCTGTGGTCGCCAGACCGTTGAGGGCTTCGTTCATGGAACCGATGCCCTCGACGTAGCCAGCGAAGGGACTGAACTGCTGGTCACCAGGCGCCACGATGTCAGGCGTACCAAAGACCTGGCCACCCAACGCATCACCCATCTGCGTCATGGCTTCCCGCTGCGCCTCAATCTGCAAAAGCGTGGCTTCATAAGACTTCTGGCGGGCTTCACTGATCTGCTTCTCAAACTCCATTTCAGCAGCCAATCCCTCGCGGTACTGGGCCTTGAGAATGTTGGCCCGCTCTTCAACGCTTAAGGAATCACGCAGCAACGCAGCGTATCGCGTGATGCGATCAGACCTCTCAGCATCAAACTCAGCTTGCAGCTTCTGCTCATCAGTTTGAGCTTCTGCAATACGCAGGTTGTGTTCTGCTGCTGCTAACCGCTCACGCGATGTCAGTAGCTGATCCTGCATTGTTCGCTGTAGACGTTCAGCTTCATCGGCCGCTTGCTTCTCAGCCTGCTGAAACTCTTTCCAGCTTGCTGCACCACCATCCATGCCCATGAGCTGGGCAAGACCTTCCGTCATCTTCACCTTGCCGCCTGGCGTAGGGATATGCAGGTGGATGTTCTGCCCTCCCTTACCGGCGCCATGGCCATAGGGATCACGGGTGGGGCCAAACAGCTGCGATCCAAAGGCGCCCGTTGCCTGCAGCGCCCGCTCCATCGCAGCAGTCTTGCGCAGCGCATCAGCATCAGAACCACCAAGGATCCCCATGTCCATGGCGTTGAGCATGTGGTTGGGGGTTTGGTGGCCTGCATTGGTGAAGTCGCCCGAGGTACGGCCAAAGCCCTGCGACATCAGCCAGTTGCGCAGGACGCTCTTGTCGATGTAGTCAGGCATCCGACTACCACTAGAGGCTTGGCTACCACTTGCTCGAGCGCGGGCCGCTTGACGCTCGCCTGCAGCACTGCTCCTTGCCCGCAGCTGATCGCTGCTAGCGGCCTCTCGCGCAGCCTGCTGCTCGCGCCGTACCAATCGTTCCTCTTGAAGCCGGTCCAGAATCTGCTGCTGCCGTTGCTGGAAGAACGACTGCTGCTCACCTTGTCGCCACAACCCGCTGATACCAAATCGCTTGCGCGTTTCATCCGCCGCCTGATCCCGCGCTCGAATCTTGTCACTCATCCGATCGGATGCATTGGCATTGCCGGTGACGCTGCCAATCACATCAGTCATATCTTGAATACTCCGGGTCACCTCGCGTAGCAGGTTCACCGTGGTAGGACCAAAGACTCGAGACAAGGTCTTGCCAAGATTCTCGGCCGCCACCTGAAAGTCCTTGATCGCTTGCGCACCAGTATCAAACTGCTGGTTCAACTTGCTCAGGTTCTGGCTTTTGAGCGTCGCCAAAGCCTTGAGAACAATGTCGGTCGTGATCTTGCCCTCAGATCCCAGCTTCTTGAGCTCACCAATAGTGACGCCCATTTCTTTGGCGATCGCTTGCCCTACCAAGGGGGCCTGCTCACGGATGGATCGCAATTCATCACCTTGAAGCACACCAGATCCCAGCGCCTGCTTCAGCTGCAGCAGGGCTGCCGATGCTTCCGTGGCAGTGGCACCACTGACCCGTGCGGCAGCTGTGAAGCCAATAAAGGCATCCTCTGTTTCCTTCAACGTGACACCTGTAGGACGCAGTGCCGCGTAGAGCTGTGCGAAGCCTTGAGTGGCCTCAGTGGTGCTGATGCGCAGGCTCTTGGCAATCCGCTCAGCGGATGCCTGGGCCTGGTTGTATTCCCCGAACTCCGTAGTCAGTGCCTTGAGCCGCACCGCAGCCGATTCCGCATCTAGCCCGGCCTGAGTGATACCACCAGCAGCATTGCGGGCCTGCTGAGCAACCATAACGGCAGCAGCACCAGCAACACCACCAGCCAAGCCGGCCATAAGGGCACCGCCTTTTGATAACCCACCAGCCTGACTAGCAGTCTGTTGGTAGCGGCGCAGTCTGGCTTCAACTGCCTCAATATCACGGGTCAAGATGTTGAACTTCCTGCTGCCAAACTCCGCCTCATCACGAAGTATCCGCATGGCACTAGCCTGGCCCTTCAGGCTGCTGATCGTATTGCCAGCCGCGCTACCTAACTTGCGCGTCTCGCTATAGAGCATGTCAAGGCTGCGCCCACTCACCTGCGAGTTGGTGGACAGCTCATGCAACTGCCGCGCCAAAAGGTTGAATTTCTGGCTGCCCTGCACATCTGCAGTGACCTTGATTGAAGTTGCCAGATTCAGCGCCATTGGATCAATCCTCTTTGCTCATGGCAGTAAGAACAGCTCCCTCCATCACCTGCAGATCCTCGAGCATGGCTGTTGGATCTTCCACTGCATACAGGCTAAAGAGCCACTGCGCTGCGCCATAGTCCAAGCCGATCAACCCCATACCACCAATACGCCACTGGGTTTGAAGCCTGAGAAACATCTCAACCGCCGGCCAGTTCTCAGGGAACACCTCAAACATCTCTGGCTCCTCTTCTTCAATCGTGATGTTGAATGCTGCTGCATCAGCATCAAGCTGTTTGTTGCTACTTCCGCCGCGAGTCCAATACTCAGCGGCGTCGGTTAGTTTTTTCTTTTCGCCTTCGCAAGACTTTCCAGCCAAGCCGTAACAATGGACCTAGCCACCAGCGGGACATTCAAGAGGTCAACCTTTGCCGTTTCGCTGTAGGGCACATCAGTGCCATTGCCATCCTGTACACCAGCCCAACCAATTACCACCTCACGACAGAGGTCATTGTCAGTCAGATCGCCACCTTGGACCGCGTCCCACACTTCACTGATGCGAGATTGAGACAAGCGGCGGAACTCAACATCAAATGTCTGCTTGTCAAACCTGCCGCCACTGATTGGAAACTCAACAACAACCGGCCAGGTGTACGACTCGCTCTGCGACAGGGTGAATGCCATGGATGTTGAAGGTAGAGGGTGGGATGAACTGGCTCAGGTGAAGGCCAGCGACAGCTCGTCGTTGCCAGCAGTGGTCGGCAGCGCCACATACGGCACGCTCAGCATCAGCACCCCATCGGTGTCGCTATAGGTGGGGTTTGCGACATCCACCTGGGAAGCGGTGAAGGTGACGCGGTTGCCGGCAGTGGTGCCATGCAGGAACGTCAGGTTGCCGGTGGTGGTGGCCAGCGATGCCGCAAAGAAGTCCTTGGCCGCAATCGTCGGTGCCTCAATGGTGGCCGTACCAGCAGGCTTGCGATCGGTGATCAGCACCTCCTTGGTGCAGCCGATCAGCTCGCGGTACGCCACCTCATTGGCCATGTTGAAGTCGACCGACATCAGGCAGCCGGCATAGGACAGCAGCTGGAACGCCGAGGTGTTGCCATCACGGAAGACCAGCGGCGCTGCCTGGTTGCTGTAGGTCACAGCGGGCGCAGCGGTATCCGTTGGGGCGTTGTAGACGCCGGTCATCTGGAACTGCAGCACGGGGATCTGCCCCACCTGGCAGCTCATCGTGAAGGTGCCGCGGCAACCGGTCAGCTTGTGCAACAGGCCATCAGCGTTGAAGTAGATCGTGACGCTGCTGAAGCTCGCACTCACCGGCGCATAAGTGACGCTGGTGGCAGCCACAGTCGTCTCACTGAGGCCACATGCCTTGAGAACAGCGCCGTACCGTGGAGCAGTCCCTGCAGTGCCGGAACCGGCCAGCTCCACCTCAAAGCTGATCTCAACCCTGCTGTTGGCGATCAGCTGATCTGAGTTGCCCATATACGGGCGGATCAGATCACGACTCACCACATCAGCCGAGATCGGCGTGATGTCGAGGTTACGCACCAGGACGGCATCAGTGCCAGCAGGACTGGCATCTGTCCCGTAGACAGACTCAGCCTTCGCCAGGATCAGGCGTTTGCGAGACAGCAGTGCCATCAGTAATCACCTCGGGATCAGAGTCGGAAGCAGTGAGTGCCGGTGCTGTCCGCTCAATGAGCTTGCGCTTTCCGGTTTTAGGGTCCAGGAGGTAGCTACCACCGAGACCCCAGTTCTCATCCAACGTAGGCATGTCACCGATTACAGCTTCAGTCTCACGCTATGCACTCAGATCAGTGACGCTGGTGCGATAGCGCACTTGATAAGGCATCACAGTCCAGAGCGCCGGTAGATCGCCACGCTCAAACTGATAGTCGACCTCGCCAGGCCAGATGTCCATCACCAGCCCGCCGAGGCTGCGATCTGCCATCAGCTTGCTGTGGATTGAGCTGATCACTGGATCCGCTACCTGGTCAGGGATGGCACCGCGGCTGTAGACCGCAATGACCAGCAGGAAATTCCAGTCAATCTTGCAGGTGCTGATCGGCTCCGGTGCTGGTGTGTCCTTGCCAGGCTCGATCACCAATGCCGGCGACTCGTTACGTGCGAAGGCATCCTGCCTCGAGCGGTAGATCCTGGTACTCACCCCAGTGGTACCGATCAAGGTGGTGGCGACCGCCGCCAGAATCTGCTCGCGCTTGCTGCTCATGATGCAGCCTGCAGCGGTACGACGCAGAGCATGCCATCACCGATCCGCATCGGCTCCTGCCGCACCGTGTAGTTCACACCACCGACGACGATGGCTTGGCCGTAGCTGAGGGTGCCAAGCTCGCTGGTCTTCACCGTGAGGGCGTTCTCGACACTGATCACCTGGTCATCCAGGATGAGCTCCGACTGCCGATCAAACATCCCGGTGGTGGTCACAGCACCAGCCACCACCGACACACGGCCAAGTCGGCGGGATGCG